CGGGATGGGAAATAGGTCTCCCCTACCTTAGGAGCGTACTAAAACGGACAGACGATACTGTCGCTGGAGGAACGTAACCAGTACTTTACCGATACGCCTTCGGGGTATCATTTTTAAACTCGCTTAATAGGAGAATATGAAATGACTAAGTTCATTCCAGATAATATGTTGCACCCACAGTTCAAAGACTTCGACAAATTCTTTGTTGGATTCGATGATCAATTGAATCGCATGGCAAAGTTCCATGACGACTTCACCAAAAATATCCCCAACTATCCACCTTACAACATCAAGAAGACTGACGAGAACAAGTACGTCATCGAGATGGCTGTTGCTGGCTTTGCGAAGCATGAGATTGAGATCGAGTTTGCACAAGACAAACTGATTGTCAAAGGTAATGCAACCGAAGACCAAGAAGCTAAGGAATGGTTGTATCAGGGTATCGCTGCTCGCAATTTCACTCGCACGTTTGCATTGAACGACCATGTCGAAATCAATGGTGCTGAGTTAATGAATGGTATGTTGAAGATTGCACTCGAGCGCATCATCCCAGAATCTAAGAAACCAAAGAAAATTGATATCACTGATAATGGTTCTAAGGTGTCTAAGAAGCAAATGCTAACAGAGGAAGACTATGACAAAGCTGCTGAATCACTTTAAGAATGTCGTCCTTGGTATTGCTGAGGGTATCCAAGCATTCAAAGATTATAAGATAGGTAAAGTGAAATGAATAATTGGATCCCAATGACAGATGATGATGTCGATTGGTTAAACGGTAAACAACCCTTACCTATACCAACGAAATAAAAATAGGGGGAAGCGATTCCCCCTTCATCAATTTACTAAATAGATTGATGAAAGCAAATATCTTCAAACGTATGGTAACCTTCCAGTTAATTCGCAGAGGAAACTGGTTGATGAAGATATCTGTCCTAAACGATAAGAATGTGATGGTAGTTGCAAAGCACTATTTTAATTCTGACGTTGTTATCCGCTACTTCGCAAATTTCGAGGTAGCATCAAATTGGGTTGAGTGGCTTGTTGAACAGGAGAATATATGAGCACAGTAAGAACATTTAGATTGATCAACGGTGATGTATTGATTGCTGAGACCGATGATAATAGACCAGAAGATGATACTTCTATCTACGTAACAAATCCAGCTATCATCTTTTTAAAGAATACTAGCGATGGTAAGACTGATGGTGTGATGGCACCATATATGCCTTTCGCAGAAGATGGACGTGTTAGCGTTTTCAAACATGCACTTGCAAGCGAGTGCACACCAGCTGACAAACTTATCCAAGAATACAAACGTCTCTTTGGTTTAGGTTTGGAAATCCTTACAAAGGAACAAGTTGCTGCAACATTGCAAGCATCAAAGGCAGCTTCCAGCGACTATGATACTATGATTAAGAATTCTCTTTTCGTCAAGTTCAATGTAGAAGAACAGCGTACTTTGTACAAACGTACAATGATGAAAGAGACAATGGAATGGTGGGCTAAACAACATGAACATGTTCGCAAGGTTAGTTTTCATCCAACAAAATATGATTCCTCTGCCGAAGAAGGGATCGCACTACTTCGAGATTATGTTAAGAAGCATGGCAATGCTCAAGTCTTTGCTCGTGGTTCTCTTGATCAAATGGTTATTGACAGTCTTACACGTCAACTTGACCAAGAACTAATTTTCCCGTATAATAACTGGCGAGACGTTCGCACTGCAGTTGATCTGTTGTGTGCTACATCAAAGGATGGTTACTGCGAAGTCAAACACCCAACCTTTCAGCGTCACAATGTTATTAAGCATGATCCCGTACATGACTGTGCGTACGATGCGATGATGCTACTTTATGGAGTTTAAATGGATTTTTATACACACGTCTACACCTACGGCAACAACCTTCTCATTCGTGGCTACGAGAACGGTGAAGCTGTAAAGTTTAAAGAAGACTTTCAGCCTACACTCTACGCTACCTTTGGGCACTCAACCAAAGAGACTCCATGGAGGACACTAGAGGGCACTCCTGTCTATGAAGTTCATCCAGGTTCTATCCGTGATGCACGTGACTTCATGGGTAAGTATAAAGACATTGATAACATCGCTATCTACGGTAACACTAACTGGCAGTATCAATACATCAGCGACACTTTCCGTAATGAAATCCGTTGGGATAAAGAGCAGATGACAATCTATACGATTGACATTTCATTCTGGCGTAGTAAGTATCCTGACGTTGTGACTGGTTGGAACACTGAGTTGTTTGATATTCCATACCTTGTCCGTCGTATTAACAATGTGTTGGGCGAGGACTGGTCTAAGAAACTTTCGCCATGGAACATTATCAATGAACGTAAGATTGAGGTGAGAGGTAATGAGGAAGTCTGTTATGATATTGTTGGTGTTAATTCTATTGACTATTACGACTTGTACAAAAAATATACATACACCAACCAAGAGTCCTATAAGTTGGACCACATTGCATTCGTTGAACTAGGTGAGCGCAAGAGAGAAAATCCAGGCACATCGTTCAAAGACTTTTATACCAACTACTGGGAAGAGTTTGTTGACTATAACATTCAAGACGTAGGGTTGGTTGACAGACTTGAAGATAAGATGCGTTTGCTTGAGTTACAGATGACCATGGCGTATAACGCTAAGATTAATATGGAAGACGTATTCTCTCAAGTACGTATGTGGGATGCCATTATCTATAATCATTTGCGTGATCGCAACATCGTTATTCCTCACAACACTGCTTCTCGCAAAGACACAGCGTTTGAAGGTGCGTATGTTAAAGAACCGTTGGTTGGTATGCATAAGTACGTGGCTTCGTTTGACTTGAACAGTCTGTATCCTCACTTGATTATGCAGTATAACATTTCACCAGAGACTTTGTTACCTGGACGCATACCAGTCACAGTTGAAAAACTACTACATAAGAAGATGGATACAAGTGGTGCGGTTGAGCGCAACGCTACTCTGACTGCCAACGGTGTTATGTACACCAAAGATACACGTGGGTTTCTACCTAACGTGATGGACGAGATGTACGCAAACCGTTCTAAGTTTAAGAAACAGATGTTGGCTGTTGAGCAAGAGTATCAGAACGACAAGAGTAAGAAGCATTTGTTGAAAGAGATCTCTCGGTTGAACAACCTGCAGATGGCGATGAAGATTGCATTGAACTCAGCTTATGGTGCGTTGGGTAATCAGTACTTCCGCTACTTTGACATTCGCATGGCTGAAGGTATCACGTTGTCTGGTCAGCTATCTATCCGTTGGATCGCAAACAAACTCAATGAGTTTATGAACAAGATCCTCGGCACTAAAGGTAAAGACTTTGTTATTGCGATTGACACTGACTCTGTTTACCTGACGTTTGAAGCGTTGGTTGATAAAGTCTATGGCGATACTACCGATAGCGCACAGGTGATTACCTTCATGGATAAAGTTTGTGAAGATAAGATCCAACCTTTTATTGATCAGTGTTACGAAGAACTTGCTGAGTATATGAATGCATATGAACAGAAGATGCAGATGAAGCGAGAAGTATTGGCTGACAAAGGTTTGTGGGTAGCCAAGAAGCGTTACATCCTTAACGTCCATAACTCTGAAGGTGTGCAGTATGCGCAACCTAAGTTAAAGGTCATGGGTCTTGAGATGATCAAGTCTTCAACACCTGCCGTTATTCGTAATAAACTGAAAGACTCTATTCAAGTTGTGCTTCGTGGTAATCAGGCTGACTTGCAAAAATATATTGAAGACTTCCGTGCTGACTTTTATAAGATGGCAGTTGAAGACATTGCATTCCCTCGTGGTGTGAATGGTCTGAGGACTTATGCTGGTACGCATAGCATCTATGCTAAGTCAACTCCTATCCATGTTCGTGGTGCGCTTTTGCATAACCACTACATAAAGGATAGAGGGTTAACTTCACAGCATCAGTTGATTCGTGATGGTGATAAAATTAAGTTTGTTTACTTGAAGAAGCCAAACCCTATTCAAGAAGACATCATTTCGTTTGTGGG